CAACCTGACTTTTTATGGGTTAAATCAAGAACTAATGCAGACAGCCATGAGCTTTGGGATTCAACAAGAGGAGTAAACTCTACTTTATTTTCTGATAGCACTTCAGCACAAGATACTGCAGCTAATCGTATAGTATCTTTTGATACCGATGGATTTACTTGGGGTAATGCAGGTAACTTAAATGCAGCAGGTGATTTTGTTTCTTGGGCATGGAAAGCCAATGGTGGAACAACATCAACAAATACTGATGGAGATATTAATTCAACTGTACAAGTGAACTCTGATGCAGGTTTTAGTATAGTTTCTTATCAACCAACTAACACAACTTCACGAAATATTGGGCATGGACTTGGTGTAATTCCTGGTCTTATTATTATTAGAAATAGAACTAGAATAGAAAACTGGAGATTGTGGCACAAATCCATTGGACAGGGCGGAGCAATACTTGATAGTACAGCAACTTATAATGCAGCTACATCAACTCTAGTTAATACCGTTACTTCTACATACTTTAATGTAGGCGGAGATTTTTCTGTAAATGGTAACTATCCATATATAGCCTACTGCTTTGCAGAAAAACAAGGCTTTAGCAAGTTTGGCAAGTATGTCGGCAATGGAAGTACAAATGGTACTTTTGTTTATACTGGCTTCAAACCTGCTTTTGTGATGACAAAAAATACTTCAGCCACAGATAGTTGGGTAATAATGGATGAAAAAAGAAGTCCAAGCAATGTAGCAAATAAATATTTATTACCCAATACAAGTGGTGCTGAAGGAACAAATTTTGATATGTTTGATTTTGTTTCTAATGGCTTTAAATGCAGGAGATCAACATCGCAAAATGCAAGTGGAAATACATTTATCTACATGGCATTTGCAGAAAATCCATTCGTAACATCAACAAGTATTCCAACAACAGCAAGATAACTATAAATAGAAGAGAGGATTTTATAACATGTGGGCCTTAGTAGAAGATAACAACATAACAAAGATTTTTAATCGACCAAAAGCATTTAGATTAGGAGATAATCAATATTCTTCTAGTGTCTTCACTCTATGGTCAATAGAAGAAAAAGAAGCAATTGGAATATATGAATTAGTTATTGATAATACTAATCTAAAAGATAAAGAGTATTATATCAACGGTTCAGAAACTTTTACATTTGCAGATGGAGTTGCAACAAAAGCTTTTGAAACAGCAACAGCAAAAAGTTTAGATGATACAACAGATGAAGATGGTAATACTACTAGAGGATTAAAGTATAATCATAAAGAAGTTATCAATCAACAAGCTGCAGGTTTATTACAACCAACAGATTGGTATGTACTGAGAGCAACAGATGGTGGAACAGCAGTACCAGCAAATGTAGCTACATATCGAGCAGCAATACGAACAAAGGCAAATGAAATGTGTGATGCAATTGATGCTGTTGCAGATGTAGATGCTCTTGCAGCATTATATGAATATAGTGGAGATCCTCTTACACGACCATTAGGCGAATGGCCAATTTTATAAAAATTTTTTAAAAAAAACATACTGTTTGAGGAGTTAGACTTACTAAATATATGAGTATACACCCAAAAACACAATTTAGGACACACTAAACATGGCAACACAAAACAAATTTGTTATCGAGTACGGACTTAGTGTAGGTTCTACAGAAGTAATCACATCTTCAGGCAAGATAGTAGCAGCTGCAATTTCAGAGTTAGACACAGACGATCTTTCAGAAGGCTCTACAAATGTTTACTTCTCGACCTCAAGAGTTGATACTCATCTCGCAGACGGAACTGCATCAAAAACATTGAACAATGTTCAGATTGATGGAGGCACACTATAATGGCAGGCGAAAAAGATTTTATCGTAAAGAATAGTCTCCAGATCGGAGGCGGTGACCTTGTCTTCTCTAAAGACTCAGACGGAGATTTAGAGGTCAAAAACAGTTCAGGTACACTAAAAACATTAAAAGTAGATAAAATTGAACTTGGTACAGGTTCAGATGTTGTTCTACTAGAAAAAGATTCAAACGGAAAGTTCAAACAATCAAGTAAAAACAAAAGCACAAAGGCTACAACTGAAACTGCACCTGAGTTTTTGATTGATGAAGATAACATGGCATCAGACAGTGCCACGAAAGTTCCTTCACAACAATCAGTAAAAGCATATGTTGACTCACAAGTAGCAAGTAAAGATGCTTTATCAGAACTTTCAGGTGATACAGATGATGTATCAGAAGGTTCAACAAACCTCTATTATACAGATGCTAGGGTTGACACACATCTAAATTCATCTACTGCTTCAAATGGTGAATATCTTTCTTGGAACGGAAGCGATTATGATTGGGCTTCTGTACCAGCAGGTTATGCTGACTCAGATGTATTATCATATTTGAGTGGTGGTACATATGCAGGTCATATCATACCAAGTACTGATGTTACCTATGATTTAGGTTCATTATCTAAGCAATGGCGAGATGTCTATGTTGGTCCTGGTTCATTATATGTTAACGGTCAAAAAGTATTAGAAGATAGTTCAGGAACAATCGTTGTTTCTGCTGACAGTGACCAAAACCTTCAAATGAAAACTGCTGGTAGTGGTGACATTGAGTTCAACCCATCAGGAACAGGTATCATTCAAGCAAAAGGTACACTTCAAATACTTGATGGTGAGTTGATCACCAACAGTGCTGGTAATGCAGTTGCATTCGGAAACAACATCACTGTAGATCAGATTACATCAAGAAGTACAGACACTAACTTAGTTCTTAGTGGAAACGGAACAGGTAATGTTACACTGAACGACACTGTAAACATCACAGGTGACCTTACAGTTTCAGGAACTACAACAACTGTAAACTCCGAAACTATTTCACTTGCAGACAACATCATTGCATTGAACAGTAATTTCACTTCAGGTTCACCAACAGAAGATTCAGGTATTAGTATCACAAGAGGTGGTTCAGCTGCAAAAACATTCTTATGGGATGAAACCAATGATAGATGGACAGTCGGTTCAGATTCAATGGTTGCAGGAACATTCATTGGTGATCTAACAGGTAATGCAGACAGTGCTACTACACTAACAGGTTTGACTTCAACAGTTGCAGAACTGAACTATTCAGATGGTGTAACATCAAACATTCAAACACAATTGGATGCAAAATACGAAAGTGGTTCTAATGCAACTTTAGGTACAATAACAACAAGCAACGCAAGTAATTCAGGTGCATATGTAAGAAATATTCACCAATCAACATCAACACCAGGTTCTGGTGATGGTGCAGTTGGTGATTTGTGGATATATTATTCTTAATATATAAATAAGAATAATTAGTGAGGACAAATGGTAACAGGTAATCAAAAGGTTAAGACACCTACAGGTTGGAATGCAACACAAGGTGCATGGGTAAAAACTGGTCCAACTACTTGGAAAGCAGTTGAACAAATCTATGTAAAAACACCAACAGGTTGGAATAATGCTTCAGGTCAGGCAACGACTCAGCAACCATATCCATATATTGCTAATGCTCAGACCCCATATATCGCAGATGCACAACAACCGTATCCATACATTGCAAATGCACAAACACCTTATATTGCACAAGCGAGACAACCTAGTACTTATCAAAACAGATCACCGTTTACATATCAAAATAGAAGTCCTAGAAATGCTCAGCAACCCTACATAGCAAACGCTAGATCACCATTTACATATAATAACAGATCACCGTTTACATATAGTAATAGATATCCTGCTAATGCACAACAACCTTACATAGCAAACGCTAGATCACCATTTACATATCGGGTACCATTTACATATAGGGTTCCTTATATTGCTAATGCTAGACAACCTTTCACTTATAGGGTTCCGTTTACATATCGAGTACCATATATAGCAAATGCTAGACAACCGTTTACATATCGTGTGCCATTTACATATAGGGTTCCTTATATTGCTAATGCTCAGCAACCGTTTACATATAATGTGCAGACACCATTTACATACAGTGCTAGATATACTGCACCATACCCATATGGTGGCGGTGGAGTCCCACCTGGATTTAACCCTGGAGATTTGAAATAATGGCAGAAGGATTTTATCAAGCACCTTATATTGCACAAGCGAGACAACCTAGTATAGGTTCTGGTCGATCGCCGTTTACCTACAGTGCTAGATATCCTGCTAATGCTAGATATCCTGCAAGTGGTCAAAACCCATTCACATACAGTGCAAGGTATCCTGCAAATGCTAGATATCCTGCTAATGGTCAGACTCCATTTACCTATAACGCTAGATATCCTGCTAATGCTAGATATCCTGCAAACGCTCAGCAGCCGTTTACATATAATGCTAGATCGCCGTTTACATATCGTGTGCCTTATATAGCAAATGCTCAACAGCCTTATATAGCAAATGGTCAACAACCATTTACATATCAGAATAGGTCTCCATTCACCTATCAGTTGCCTTATATTGCAAATGCACAACAACCTTATATAGCAAATGCTCAAACACCGTTTACATATAGTAATAGACAACCTTCTACTTATGCAAGACAAGGTAGAACACCGTTTACCTATCAAAACAGACAGCCTTCTACATATGCAACTCAAGGTAGAACACCAGTTGCTCGTTGGGATGGTGTGTTGTCACAACAATGGCCTGCAACACCTGTGACTTCCTAGTAACTAAATACTACTAACTAAATACTAGAAAGTATTTTATATTATGGCAAAATTCGTTAAAATTCAATCATTAGAAGAGGCTAAAGAAATTGAACCAATAGATTGGTCTTCAGTCACAAGTCCTTACGGTTATAAATCCACTTCTCAACACTTTCACTTAGGCACACTTTGTATCAATCGTTATACAGAGAAGACAGAAACATATAAAATTCTAAAACATCTTTTTGAAGAAGTATTACCACCATTAAAAATTTTTAAGTGGGGTGAAGTAATACAAGATAGAAAGGATAAAAAACTCAATTCATTCAATGGACTAAAAGGTCATATACAGTCTTATCTCTCATTGTTGCCACATGGTTGGACAGTAGGACCAAAAGGTGGTTTTGCTATAGGCGTTCAAGGTATGAATTTCAATCATGTAGATGATAATACCATAAAGTTGCATGAGTTTTTGAACATGGAAGAGTCAGATGATGTTTCTGTAAACTCATCATACTATCATTCAGCCAAAGCACATTGGCTTACTCATAGTGTTCAGGAAGAAGGATTATGGGCACCCATACAAGGAATGACACACAAACTAGAAGATAGTGAAAGATATTCCCTAGTTATACATCCAGGTTCAGTGAGATCATGCCTTATAGAAGAGATGCAAGATCCAGATATGTTGTGTCATATTTTTGATCCTTATGATGTTCTGCCTGTGAAAAGTTCTAGTGTAGATGACTTTTTAGATTTATGGAAAGATTGTATCAACAAAAAAGGAATCGAACAAGATGATATAGCCTTTACTATGATAGGTGGCATATTAGAGATACAAACAGACTTAGCAAATGTAAACTTCAGGCAACATGTTTATGATTTCAATAAAAAGGTAACAAAATTATCAAAAAAGAAACCATTGAACATATACATTGGTTATGACTCTACACATAACGATGTTGAAAAACTAGCTAAGTATTCCATCGAAAAGAGTATTGAATCATCTTTTATGGGATCACCGAAAGATAAATGGTCTAACTTCATGCCTGAAATAAAACTGCTTGACATTTCTAAGATTCCAGAGTATAATAGGCCATATGCAAATCAATCTACAGAGTTTACTTATAGTAGATTTTTAATACCACACTTAGAAAACTACGAAGGATTCAGCATGTTTATTGATGATGACTTCTTCTTTACATCATCAATATTACCGATGTTTTACTACTTACATCCAGATGATGCCGTTGCTTGTATACAATATCCTCAATATAAACATGATGATACCAAGTTCAACGGAGAGGTGAACATAGATTACCCATGCAAGTTGTGGTCAAGTCTTATGATCTTCAATAATGGTCATGAAGACTGTAAGAAACTAACACCAGAAGTTGTAAACACATGGACAGGTGCTCAGTTGCACCAATTTACATGGACAGATAAGATTAGTAAGATACCTGAAAAGTATATCTTTACAGAAGGATACGATGATCCTGAGACAAAATGGAGTGCTTCGGGTTATCATTACACAAGAGGAGGTCCTTGGATAAAAGACATGGACTTTAGCAAGATAAATAGACTTAATGTATACGAAAAAGTCAAAAGTGATTTTTTCATTAGTGAGGAAAATAAATGAATGCTTTGATATATTGTGAGAGTAGTAATCTCTTTATAAGAAAACCAAACGGATTAGAATACCAATTTGAAAATGTTGATAAACCTGCATTGGGTTTTGACTTTGATGTGTTGGTTTATGATGATGTTTATGAAGTCAAAATTTTGAACTGGAAAGATGGTAAATGTTTTGAAGACCAAGAACTCATTCAATTGAATGATAACGAAATGGAAATGGTTGAAATGTATATTTCAAATTCAGAACCACCAGAGGGTGTAACACTAGCAAATCAGTTTATATCTAGTCTAAGGGAATATGTAAAAGAACAGATTCATAATGTCACATATTCTTATGGTTTTGATGATCTTGTTGAAGTTGTATATGCAGGAAGAGATTCTTCAAATCATCCAAAAAGATCAAATGCTAGAAGAATTTTAGAATTTGCAGATGCTGTAAATTCTGTTTTTTATGATTTAGCTGATGAAATATCAAGAACAAGAGAAGATCATTTGAAACACATAGAGGATTATTTAGCTGTGATACCAGAAGGCCCTACTTTGCCTGATCATGATTGATGTTGTACATATAGATAAACCATTTCAAATATCTGAACTCCCACTAAAGTCAATCTATGTTTTAGACAATTGGTTATCTACCGAACTCCACCAGCATTTTGATAATTTTATAAAAAGAACTGGTTTTTGGTCAAAGACTAATCAAGTCGGTAGTAAAAGTCCTACAGGACTTCCACATCATAGTTTTTGGGGCATGAGTTTCTTTAGAGAAAATTATAAATTAGACACAAACGAAATAAACCATACACACTTTGTGAGGTATTTGGATAGAAGATTGCAAAAAGAATTTGGTTTCAAGTGGGTACGATTTCAATATGCAGGTCTAAATTCTCAAACAGTAGGTTTACAAGGTACAACACATTCTGATTGTCATGAAGATGATTCTTGGAATCTTTCATTTTTGTATTATACGAATACATTTTGGAATGATGAGTGGGGTGGAAAACTCCGTTTCTATGATGAAATGCAGAAAGGCTTAGACGGTAGAGAAGAACATATAAAGAATCATCAAATTGCTGAAGTGGATTTTAAACCAAATAGATTATTGATGTTTGATGGTCGTATACCACACGGTGCAGATGCACCAAATCCCAAAGCAAGATATATAGATAGACGATCTCTAGTAATAAGAGGTGATGAGATAAGACTAATAGAAGATAAAGAAGAGTATTTTTATGCCAACGATAGATTTCGTATCTTATAACGAAGATACAATAAAAAACTTTAAACCTGTTTTGGCTTCAGAAGTTCAACCAGATTGGTGGAAAAAAAGCAAAGTACAGGAAATCGTAAGAGGTCGTATAAGACATACAATAAGGTCCTGTCCAGCTATGGAAGATTGGTTGAGAATGGGTTATTATATAGTATCAAGTAGAGATATAAAGGTTCACATAGGAACCTCAGATGAAGATGTAGGTTCAGAAATATGTTTTGCTGATGACATCGCGGGTGGAGAGTATTCATCACCTAGTCATCCTAGAGATCAGTTTGGTGAAGTATTCAACTTCTTAGGCAAAGATGTAGCACCTGTCAGAGATGCTTTTAAGATGAGAAATCCTTGGAATATTACAACACCAGAAGGTTATTCTGTTTTTTATTTAGATCCCTTTTTACATCAAAGTCCATATTTTGCGGTGTGGCCTGGTATTTTAGACACAGATACTTTCAATAAAAATATCGACAATGCACAGGTCATTTTCTACCCAAAGGTAGATCATTCTTTTATTATAGAAAAAGGCACACCTTTAGTACAAATTATACCTTTTAGAAGAGAAGAGTGGCACGCTACATATCAACTAAGAAGTCATAAATCTTTTATTGAAAATCTATCACACAAAACTTCTCCACATGGAGATAGTTATACAGCCAGAACAATGACAGAATGGAGAAGACATCAACCAGAGGATGATAATTTTCAAGCAGGACCATATAGATCAAAAGGCTATTGGGTCAAAAAAGATAAGTTCTTTGAATCTATGGAAGAATGTCCTTTTCATAAAAAAGAAGAAAGTGTAGAGACACAATTGGAGTTTGATTTCGATGGCAGTTAGATTATTATTCCCAACATTTGTTTTCCATAGGAATCTTTTAGATCCAAATATACCAGAAGATCGAGGTATCAAAAGAGAATATCTAAATCTTTTGAAGAATACTATAGATGAAATGAGAAAAAATGATCCTAGAGGAAGACAGATATCAAATGCTTACACAGGCTGGCAATCTAATGATGGTTGTGAATCTAATCCTGCTTTTCGCAAATTGATGAACAGAATACAGGACACTTTTTATGATGAAGTTTGGCCTTTTCATGGATTAGATTATAAACAGACAAAGATGAAAGTTGGAAATTCATGGGCTAATATAAACGATCACTTAGCATGGAATAGACCACACTTACACAATGGTTGTTGGTATAGTGGTGTGTTTTATATAAAGGCAGACGGTGATGAAGGCAACATAGAGTTTATTGACACGAATGTAAAAGTTGTATCAGATTTTCCTGCTTCTAGCAGAACTCGAAGTATGGAATCTTTTACACCAACAGAAGGAGAACTCATATTATTTCCTAGTGGACTAATGCACATGGTAGAGCCTAACATCACTAAAAAAGATAGATACAGCATATCTTTCAACATAGAAGTTATGAGAAATTCACAAGTAAACGGTGAAATAGAAAATTACAATCCTGATGAATTTTTATTTGATTTAGACGAAAAAGGTAATCCGATAATGGGTTGATTGGTCTAAATAGAGGTATGGAAATTGTACTAGATGCTCACCTCGTATGGAATGTAATACTCACTCTTTTATTAGGACCCTTAGGGTTTCTAGTACGAAACATCTTATCTGAACAAAAAAGACTTGATATTCTGCTCAACAAAACAAGAGAAGAAGTTGCTAAAGACTATGTAACAAGAGACGAACTAGCAGAAGATATGGAAAGATTGATGAGATCAATTGAGAGAATTGATGCTAAAATAGATAGATTACAGAATAGAACTTACTTCCAAGATTAAAATTCGTATAAATAGTAGAGAAACATATTTTTTTATGGAACACTACTATGTCAGAACCAAATAGCAAATCAGCATTAAAAGAGTACATCAAAAGAAAGCTAGGTGCACCTGTTTTAGAAATCAATGTTGATGATGATCAGTTTGATGATAGAATAGATGAAGCATTACAGTACTTTAGAGAGTATCATTATGATGGTTCAATCAAGTGTTATCTAAAACACCAAATCACTGCTGATGAAATAACAACTATGAAATCAGATGAGTCTTTTACCGAGAATGCAGCTGGCTCACAAGTTCATACAGATCAACAATATAAACTCCAACAAAATTATATCACACTTCCTGAGTTTGTCTTGTCAGTTATAAACATTTTTCCTTTTAACGATAAACATAATTTGAATATGTTTGATCTAAGATATCAATTGAGACTAAATGATATCTATGATCTAACAGCAACAAATATATTGTACTACTCAATGGTACAACAACATATTCAATTGTTAGACCAAATTCTGGTAGGTAGAACACCTATCAACTATTCCGCTCATCAAAATAGATTGTATTTACATATGGATTTCGATTCTATAAATGCAGGTGAATACATCATCATTGAGTGTTATAGAAAAATTGATCCTACAGACTTCACAGACATCTATAACGACATGTGGTTGAAAAGATATGCAACTGCATTGGTAAAATATCAATGGGCGGAGAACTTGTCCAAGTTCTCTGGAATACAATTGCCAGGTGGGGTAGCATTAGATGCTGAAAGAATGAAGACAGAAGCTTCAGAAGAGATTAGGAGACTAGAAGAAGAATCAAGGCAGAATTATGAAATGCCTATCATGGACCTAATGGGGTAGAGAATGCCGACAAATGTATATTTCAATCATGCAGTATCGACTGAACAACATCTATACGAAGATTTAGTTGTTGAGTCTTTACGCTTTTACGGTCATGAAGTATACTATTTACCTAGAGAGATTGTAGAAGAGGATAAAATACTAGGCGAAGATGTTCAGTCTACTTTTGGTGATTCTTATCAAGTAGAGATGTACTTAGACAATGTTGAAGGTTTTGAGGGTGAAGACTTGTTCTCAAAATTCGGAGTCCAAGTACAAGAAGAAGCAACATTCACATTAGCACTTAGAACATGGGAAAGATTTATTTCGTTAGACAGCAACCTTGCAACAAGTCTAAGACCAAATGAGGGTGATCTCATATACTTTCCAATGTCTGGTTCTTTATTTGAAATAAGATATGTAGAAGACCAAAATCCTTTCTATCAGATTGGAAAACTTTTTGTCTTCAAACTCAAGTGTTCATTATTCGAATATTCAGGCGAAGACTTTGATACAGATATTGATGCTATTGATCTTGTCGAAGATGATAATGCATATACTATTCAAATGACGATGGCAGATGGTTCAGGTAATTATTATCCAAATGAAAACATATCGTACAACAGTTCTGTAGTAGGTGAAGTTGTATCATGGGTGCCTTCAACAAATAAACTCACAATCAAAGATGTGACAAGAACATTAGAAGTAGGTGATACACTTGTGGGTGCTGGTGGTGCTTCATGGAATATATCATCAATTACTGATATACTTACAATCAATGCAAATGAAGGCCTTGCAACAAACAAAGAGTTTGAAGATGCAGAATCATCTTACTTAGACTTTAGTGAAACAAACCCATTCGGTGAACCATAATGTTCGGCACATATTTTTACAATGAAACAATAAAGAGAAGTGTGTCTATCTTTGGTACGCTTTTCAATAATATAAAGATCAAAAAAACTAAATCAGATGGCACTGTTCTAACTGAACAGATCGTACCGATTTCTTACGGTCCAAAACAGAAATGGTTGCAAAGACTCAATCAGGATCCAAAGAAAAGAGATGCGAACATCACTGCAATGTCTTTACCTAGACTTGCATTTGAAATGACAGGTTTCACATATGATGCCACTAGACAACAGAATAAACTTATAAGACATATAAATTCTACAACTGAAACAGGTGGAACTACAAGAAAGTTTATGTATCAACCTGCA